TCCTAATGCTACATAAGTACCATCAGCTTTCTCAACAATTGCTACCACTTCATTCTGTCCAAGTAAGTGGATCTCAGCACGAAGCTCCTTTGTATCTGATGCTAGGATCATGTTCAAAGATTGCTCATACCATAAAGTTCCATTCTCTTTGTTTACTCGGATAGGCGCAGTGTAGCTAGATAAATTTGATTTCAATTTGTACTGGAATACCTCACCAGTGACAGTCAATGTTGTGATTTCATTGCCAGTCAATGTTGGCCCAGTTGCAATTGATCCTATTGGGAACAAAATAACAGATTTGATACCACCCTTTCCATTGGTACATGTTCTGTCATTAAACCCAGTTGTCATATTACATGCCATCTCTTCTGTATTTTTTAAGTTAGGGGAGACCTAAGCCTCCCCATATTTGTTAATTAGTTAGGTGATCCAGTTCCGTTCCAAACTCCGATCTGATCCAAGAATGGTACTTGTACACCAGCTCTGAATTTAGATCTGATATAGATAACGTCATCATCTTGAGAATACCACAAATCGTAGTTATCAAAGTCAGAAGATAAGTCAGTTCCGAATACAAAGTGTGCTGCTTTCCCAGTGTAGATATTGTCAAGACCATTAAGTCCTGGTACCTTAACCACTCGCATATCTGTACCTGGTACGATGATCTCTTCCATTGTAGCAATTTGTGCTGGAGAATAGTGGAAGAAATTAAGATCAACCAAGTTCTTCATCAAGTAGTTGAAGTTCTCACGTCCAGCAAAACATACGAAATCACCTGCTTCAGCCACAGCTTCAGGAGAATTTGTAAAACACTCATAGAATACATCATAAGCGTTTGATGCATCAATACTTGCAGTTGCAGAAGTGTTCAAATTCACACATCCGTTAGCAGTAGTCAAGAATTGACGATATCCATTCATCCACTGAAGGTTACCAGTACCAGTTGCTTTGTTACCTTTCCAAATCAATTTGTCTAACTCAAGTGCATGTAAGCTCAAAAGGTAGTTAGTGATTTGTGCTTCAAAAGGTAGTTCTTTGTCCTCAGCAGATGCACCTGGGCGCAAAGCTAATTGAGTCCAAAATCCAGCCAAGTCTTTTTGACAGAATCTCTTCATGTATCCAAGAGTCTCAACAGCAATTGCACGATCAGTGAATACTGTATCTCCAGCTGGTGTCATTTCGCAATCTCCAGCTTGGTAAGTCAAAGTATCATCTAATAATTTGATCTCTTCAGATCCTTTGATACCTTCTTGAATTGTGATGTAACGTAAAGTCTTTGCTTCAGTTACTGATCTAGTGATAAGATCTTCTCTTTGCTCGTCTACATATGCTGCCAAACCTGACACATCATAGTCGAATTTTTGCTTGATAAACTTTTTTAAGCTCATTTTCTTTGTTATTTAATTTGTGATTTAAGGAATAATTGACGTGATGTCAATGTGCTATTTGTTCTTGCGAATTTCTCGCTCTCAGTTGTGCTGTTAGAAGGCATTGCTTTGAATGATTCAAAATCATTTTTCATTGCTGCCATCTCAGTGCGAAGAGTTTCATTATCTGAAGCAATAGTCTGCATCATTTCACCTATAGCTTCTACAGCTGTAGAGAATGATGACATCTTTGCATTCACAATTGATTCTACTTGCTCAGCACTCATTGATTCTTCTTTCATTTCTTCTGCATTGATAGCTGCAATGACTGCTGTTGCAATGTCATAGGCTTGCCCCATTTCAATGTTCAAAGTTGCTGCGATTACCTCTGTAGCTCTCTCAAGTGCTGCTGGCATCTCTTCAATGTCAATAGCTTCAAACTCATCAGAGCTTGCTGCTTGTTCTGTTGCTCTCTCATCAATAACCTCTAACACTACACCATTGGCATCTGTTATGATCTTGATTCCAGTAAACTCACCACCCAATTCATGTGTGCCTTCAGGAGCTGGAATCTGCTCACCATCAGCAACAATAAAAACAGTAGTTCCCACTGCTAGTTCACCCTCATATGATACAGCTGTACCATCTAGCAAAACTGCCTCACCAAATGCTTGAGCTTCTGTTGTTTCAGTAGCTTCAGCAGATGTTGAAAACATTGCTTTCATGTCAGCAATTGCATCCATTACTTTTTTGAAGTTCTCGTTCATTTGTTTGTTATTTAATTATACTATGTTTAATTGTTCCATTTAGATCATTCAATGCCTTGAATATCTGTGCCATCATCTCTGATTCAATAGTGCGATCTGTTGCTGTGATCTGAAAATATCCCTCAACACTAAAGCCAGTAAACTTGCCCTCCTTAGCTTTCTCCCAAACATCCTTATCAGTTACCTTGTAGCTGACAATCCAAGATCCATCATTTGCATCATGGAATCTTTCAGGAGCTGTGAATCCTTTGTCATTATCTATCTGATAGCTGTGGATCATGTAGATTCCATCAACTACATTGGATGAATTGTGCTCAATGTTTACATTGTTGAAGTTGCCTCTCCTAGCATAGTCATGAATGATGTCCTTAATAGCAGCCTTTGTGAATACCACATAATACTCCTCATTGCTATCCTCATCATATCTGTAGATAGGTGTATCAGCAGAGATAGCCACACCAGTGATCACTTGCTCCTCATCATTGAATTGAAATTTCTTAGCTTGTGAGAATGTTTGAAAACTTATCTCATGCGCTGGATCTCTCACTAGTGAATTAAATTCCACAGATGTCTCTGCTTCATTCAAGTCAATTGAAATCTCATAAATAGGCAATTCCTTCATCATATTAGATAATATGTATTTTTGTTCCATGATTCTAGTATACCCACATAAACAAGGCAAGGAAGGCAGCACAATACAGCACTCCATTAACTGGGCCTTAAAGAGATATCCTAATGCAGAAGTCTACATCATTGGTGATCATGTCAGAGGATACAACAATATCATCCCTGATGCAAGGTCATCTGTCAGAGGATGTGATGTGACTCACAAGCTGTTGACATTTGCCAGGCACATTGGCGGCAAGTTTCTATACATGAATGATGATTTCTTTATTGGTCCCAAATTTAATGAGAATACAGTGATGTCAAATGGCAATCTGATGATCAATGATCTTCATGCACCCACATATCAGGAGGCTTGTCAAAATACTATGGATGTGCTCAAAGCTATGGGATGCACTACAATAAACTTTGAATGTCATCAGCCAGTGATGATGGATAGTCAGAAGCTGATTGAATTGTTTGACTCAATATCTTGGGATGGCCACAATCACTTTGTGAAATCACTCTATCTTAATTACTACCAGGTACCACATTCACCTGGACAAAATCTCAAGCTGGGCAGTGACACAAAAAAGGCCCAACAATTGCTGGACCTTTATGGCTCATTCTCATGCTCAGATCAGTGGATGAGAGGAAGCACACAAGTTAAATTTCTTACCACACACTGAGCTTGTTCTGAATAGCCACATTATTTTGTGTGCCAGTGATGTCAGACTCTAAGACATACACTTGATTTATTCCAGCTGATTGCTGTGCAGCCAATGCAGTAAGATCAGTCTGCTGTGTGTTTGTGTTAGCATTGGCACCACCTAATTCATTGGCTGAAGCTCCAGCAGATACACCTCCGCTAGTGTCAAATGTTGGCGCAGTTCCTGATTGATATTTTGTTGCAGCAATGGCAGCAATTTGTGTAGCACCAATCAAAGCAGCTGAAGCTATTGCAGCAATACCAGCTGGTGATGGAGGCGGACCAAACTGAGCAATCCCCTTCACAATAGCTGATGCAGTATCTATAGCTGCTTGACCTATTCTCAGAATCTTATCACGTTCAAATTGTTTCTTTTTAATAGCCTCAAGTGCATTGAAATTCTTTAGCTCAATCTGATACTTTGCAGCTGCATAGTTGTCATCAATTGCTTTCTTTTGATCAGCTGTTAAGTTCTGACCTTCTAGCTCTTTCTTATGCTTGGCATCCAATGCAGACAGCTCATCATTTGCTCTAGTTTGCATGTTCTGCATCCTTGCATCTTCTAGTGAGCTGAAGGCATCATTTAAGGCACTGAATTGGTCAAAGATAAACTGAGCATTGTCCAGCTGTTTTTGAAGTCTTTCAGCATTGTATTTGTTCTGAATCTTACTGATCTCTTGTTGTTGTTGCTCCTCCAGTTTAGTGATATCAAGGCCATATTGTTTGGCACCCTCAATCAGTTTGAAGTATTTGTCTGTGACTGCTTGCTCTTCTGTCTGTTGAGCAGTCAATAGAGCTGCATTGTATTCATCAAAGAAAGCCTCCTCCATTGCAATCTCTTCCCTTCTAAGAGCTTCTTTTCTGTTGAATTCAGCTTGATCCTTTTCTTTTTGTTCCTTAGCTCTGCGCTGTTCATTTTCTCTCTGGATATCATCGTATTTATTATCAATGTTATTCAATGAATCTCTTAAAGCTAGTCTTAAAGTAGTTGTATCATATCCGTTTTTTTCAGCGAGCTTAATTAACTCATTGTATTTTTTAGTCTCTGCAATAATCTCTTGATCTTTCAGTGATTCACCAGCTAATACATAGGCTTGTTCTACCTCTTGAATCTTAGCTAGATCTGTCTTTCTCTGATCTCTTGCCTTATCAGATGCAGCCTTTGCCTTATCAGCTTGATCCTTTCTTACTTTCTCAGCATTCTCTGCTACCTTAACTGCATTGTCTGCCACCTTAATAGTATTGGCTCTATCAAATTCTTGCAGTTTTTTTCTAGCTGAATAGTAAGTCTCTTCAAATTTTATTAATTCCTCTAAATTTACTTTTCTATCCTTGTTAGCTTTCTCATAGGCTGCTTTTTGAGTGCTTAAATCATTGGCTAATAACTTTCTTTGCAAATTAGATTGTGATATTTTAATATCTGTTATCTCCTTTTCACTTGCACCTCTAGCCTTAGCCTGAGCAATCATTCTCTCTGTACTTTTACCTACAGTATCAACTAATTCATTTGTATCTTTCTGTTGCTCTTGCAAACTATTTCTTGTAGCATCTAATTGTGCTTTCAATTTTTCTTGTTGCTTAGCAGCATCCTCTGATTCATCCCCAAAGAATCCCATTGCTTAAGCTGCTAATCCTAGCAATACAACAATAGCACCAATACCAGTGGCAATCAATGCAATTCTGAATGCTTTCATGGCTGCTGATGCTGCCACCGTTGTAGTAGTCACAGCACCTTGAGCTGTTGCCAATCCTCCTGATGCAGCAGTTTGTGCAACAATTGCTGTTGTAGTGCCTCCCTTTATGAATGTGCTTAATTTCTCAAGACCATTTCTCAGCTGGATTCCTAGAATAGCCTCTTTATTCAAGTTGTTGGCAACAGTTGAAACAGCATTCACCACACCTTGCACAGCTTGCAGCTTCACCATTGTCTGAACCAATTGCTCAGACTCTACACCAGTCAATGCAATGGCTGACTGAAAGCCTCCAAAGATAGCTGCTCCAGTATCAATCCCAGCTAGTGTTGTGTCAAGGCCCACAAAGTCTGATGATAGTGCTGTAGTTGCAGCTTTCAAATCACCTATCTCATCTTTCAATGCCGCAGCATTACGGATGGCCTGATCACCCACTGGCGACTCAACCCCAGCTTGTGCAGCAATAGTCTGATACTGCTTCATGATTTGAGTCATCTCACGCAATGATAGACCACCAGCCTCAACTCTTGTATTAAGCTCCTCTAGTTTTGTGGCAAAGTCATCTAGTCCAGCTCCTGATGCAGCTGTCTTCTGTGCCCCTTGCAGATCCTTATTCAGATTGTTGACTGCCTTGTCAAATGATTGTACATCTTGTACACTACTTCCAGTGTCAACCCTTAGTGAAAATACTGCTTCCTTATTTGCCATGTCTATATTCAAAAAAAGGCTAGTTGCCCAGCCTTTATAAAGTTAATATTTTATCTGTTATACCATAAATGGGAATGGCGGTGTAGTAACTTCAAAATCTGTAGGATTCCCTAATACTGCTTTCAATGATTCATCAAATCTGATATAATAAAAGATAGGATTGTCCAAATTAGCAGCTTGATAATCTACCCAATTCTGTGTTACGTCATCAGGTGCTACAGGAATGCCGTAGTAAGTATCACAAGCCTCTCTCGCATCAATTGCTTCTTGCTCTGTAGTGTATTTATATCCGTTTACTTCCATTAGTATACTGAATAGAATGTGTTAATATTATCAGATATCCCTGATCTATTAGATGATTGATTTGAATTCCAAATAATCCACTCTGAAAAATATCCATTAAAATCAAAGCTATAAGCATATCCTCCAAATTTATAAGAAGTAAATAAACTTGAAGTATTACAATTTTGATGAACAATTAATTTTCTACCATTCAAAACGTTATATACATCATTACGTGTGGTTGGAGTAGATAAAGAATTATTTACATATAAAGATGGAGTCCCATATGTATCGAAAATAGATGTGCTTGAAGATCCTGATGTTGCTACATATCCATAACCACTACTTGCAGCATTAGCATAAGGATATAAATATTGAGTATCTCCATTTGAATTAAGTAAAAAATATTGATCTACAACAGAAGCTCCAGATAATGTATTTTCAAATGATCTTACACCACCACTAAAATCTGCTACAGGAAAAGAACTATCTTTAATCACTGATCCTGAATTTACTATTTTAGGCTGTGATCCTGCTGTGGATTGAGTTAAATCTTTAGCATTCCCGCTTTGATCATAAACTGTAGTTACAAATCCATTATTTGCACCTACAAATGTAGTCAGTGCTGATTCATCTAATAGATTGCCTACAGTATATCCTATATCTTGTTCTGCATTATCACTTGACCTTCTAACTCTAATTAGTGAGCCAGTATATGTAGAAGACAATCTTCTTGCAGTAGAATAGGCAGCAGCAGAGCCTGTGTATGTATCAAGCAAAAAGCTAAATGGAGGAACACTTGGCTGCACTAAATATGGATTGATTATCATACTCTTGTTCCTATGATAGTAACTTTCAAACCTTTCGCAGTTCCATCCCC